AAGGTTCTGACGTATATTTAGACTTAGATGTAAAAGGTTACACGATAGAGGGAAAGAAGCTGTATGTACAGAATAGTGAACATTTAGAAAATACAATAGAAGAAGCGTATAGATATGCTTACAAAAGATTTATATTGAAAGAATAACTTTTTTTCTATGTTTGTTTGAGGATTAGGTGGCAGAGATGCTACCTTTTCCTTTTTATACATATTCCTAGTTTATTTATTGTAATTATATGAAGATTGAAATAAACGTACCTGATTCACTTAGCGAAATAACTTTAGCGCAGTATCAAAGATTTGAGAAGCTGAACACAGAGGATAACAAAGACTCTATATTCTTACTTCAAAAGATGGTAGAGATATTTTGTAATCTTGATTTGAAAGATGTTGCAACAATTAAATACAAGTCTGTAGAACAAATTGTAATGCATTTAAACAAGGTATTTGACACTAAGCATAGTTTGATACCAACTTTTGAATTGGGTGGCTTAGAATACGGCTTTATCCCTGTTCTTGACGATATGAGTTTGGGAGAATATATAGACCTAGACGAAAACTTAGGCAACTGGGATAATATGCACAAAGCAATGAGCGTACTATATAGACCAATAACTTTTAAGAAAGGAAACAAATACAATATAGAACCATACAACGGAATGAACGAAGCACTAAAATATATGCCTTTAGACGTAGTGTTCTCTGCTATGGTTTTTTTTTGGAATTTAAACAACGAGTTAGTACAAACTATCCTGAACTATTTACAGGGGGAGTCCAACAAGATGACTACTCAACAGAAGCAACATTTGGAAGCAAGTGGGGATGGTATCAGTCGGTCTATGGACTTGCTAAGGGGGATGTTACCAAGTTTGATGAAGTTACAAAACTCAACGTTCACGAATGTTTGATTTATTTAGCATTTGAAAAAGAAAAGGTAGAATTAGAAAAGAAACGAATTAGGAGAAAATGAAAGGTTTTTACAACTTAACGGATAAACTAAAAGATACATTAATAGCAGAGCCATTTGTCAATACAGTTACATTTGGTTCATTAGATGATGTTGATTTAAACAAGCAGACTATCTTTCCTTTATCGCACATTATAGTAAACAATACAACCGTAGGAACTAAGACGCTTACTTTTAACGTTAGTATTCTTTCTATGGACATTGTAGATATAAGCAAAGACGAAGTAACTGATATATTTGTAGGAAACGACAACGAACAAGATGTATTAAACACCCAACTAGCTTTACAGACAAGAGTAATAAACACACTACAAAGGGGAGACTTATATACAGACCTTTATCAAATACAAGGAGATGTTACCTGTGAGCCTTTTGTAGATAGGTTTGAAAACAAGTTAGCAGGATGGGCAGCTACATTTGATGTAGTAGTACAAAACGATATGACAATATGCAGCTAGAGAGAACACAAGAACTTTTAGAAACGTTTAAGAAGTTTGTTATTCAGCAATCAAGGTCAAGGCTATCTAAAAGCCAAAAGAACGCTTCTAACGCACTTTATAAGAGTTTGAATGGCAATGTAAAGGCTATGCAAAATTCTATCCTTGTAGAGTTTGAAATGGAAGATTACGGACTGTTTCAAGACAAAGGGGTAAGTGGAACACAAAAGAAATATAATACTCCTTATTCATATACTACTAAGATGCCCCCAATAGCACCTTTAGCAAAGTGGGCAAAAAGTAAAAACATAAGACTAAGAGACGAACAAGGAAAATATAAAAAAGGAAACTACAATACAATAGGATATTTAATTTCAAGAAGCATATTCAGAAAAGGAATAAAGCCTAGTCTATTCTTTACTAAACCATTTGAACAAGCGTTTAAGAAACTACCCGATGAATTGGTAGAGAAGTTTGGTTTAGACGTAGAGGATTTTTTGGCATATACATTAAAAGCAGATAGATTAAGATGAGTACAAAGATAAACGTAAGGAGTCCGTATTATTTAGATATACAAGAACCAACAGCTCCGCAGGTTGAACTAACTTGTAATTTAATTGCCCTAAAGGGTTTAGCGGTAGATGAATTTGGAAATGTTTCTTTACCCAATCCAGAATATGGAGACATTCTATCTTATGATTCAACAGATGTTGATTTTGAATATGGCAAGTTTGATACTGTTTTAACCGACACCTCAAGAACAATAACTTTTAGAATAAGCATACCATCAAACTTTACTAACTCTGCAAATGATTACATAGATTGTAGTGCAACCGCAACACAGCCTGCTTTTGTTTGTACAGGTGGAATAACCGCAACAGGAAGCATTCCAAACCAATCTTTAAATTCAGGTGGCAATACCGTAACTATTGATTTAAGTTCTTATTTTACACAAGGGGTTTTACCAATAGCAGGATATAATATTACTAATAGCTATCCTACATATTTTTCGGCAACAACTAGTGGTAACAATCTATTAATATCCTCAGAGAATAAAGCAGGAACACATACTTTATATGTAGAAGCGTTTGATGGTGATTCAACAACTTGTAATGCAACTCAATCCGTTCAAGTAACTGTAATCTCAACAGAAACATACGACTGTTCGGATTCATACATACAAGGAGGTTTAGTAAATCAAGATGGTAGTATTTTTTTACCAAACGCAAATGGGGTAATTACAGCAACAAGAACAAGCCCTTTAGGGACACCAATAACAAGCCTACCCGCAAACAACACAGGGAGTTTTATAGTCCATACTTTATATTTTGATATTACAGTACCGACAGGATATACAAACACAGGAGCAACGGTACAATGCTCTAAGGATTTTACACAAGTTAGTTCTACCTTACCTGTATTTAATTGTGAAGTAGCATCCTTAACAGGTCAAGCTATTTATACAAGTGGAGCAATTTTACAAGGTAATGCAGGCAAAGGAACTATAAGTAGTTTTAGTCCATCAAGTTTTTTAGCAGTTGACACCAACACACCAAGAAGCGTTACATTTTATGTTACACCTCCTGCGAGCGGATATTCAAATAGTGGAGGTTCTGATATAGAATGTACAAAATCACTAATACAACCAACTTTAGTAGGTTCAGATACTTTAGGAGATACCTTATGGTTTGCTTCTTATGCAGGAGTATCGAGTGCTTGGGAATATATATACAAAGCAGACAATCCAGCGCAAACACAATGGTGGAGAAGTGTTGAGGGTTGGTATGATAATAGAACTTCAACACCCGCACTTGGTTCTAGGTCAGCTTATTTTGTAGGCACAAACCCTGCTAATTGGGTTGGTACTTATACTTGGTATCGTGCTAATTATAATAAAAAAGATAGAGTAGGATATAACTACTATTTGTTAGTTAGCAGAACAACAAGAACAGCTACTCCAATACAAAATTTAGATTGGGATTGGTACGTTTATCAAACAAGCACAGGTTTAATAACTGAGGTTTGGAAATATTTTTATAATACTAAAACAGGAATAAGAATAGCATAATGGCATTAAAGACAGCAAACTTACAGTTATATATTTATACAGGTGTTGAGGGTAGTTATACCGCTAATGACCTTAAATATCAACTTCAAAAAAATATAGTAGGTGAAAATACTAAAATACTTTTTGAAATATCTGAATTGATTAGAGACTATTTAAGTCAAACGTTCAATAACGACTATCTTTCTCAATGCGTATGGGTAACAGCGGTAACAACTTTATATGATGAGACCGATACTGTTTTTGCTTATGGTTCACCTAGTATAGAAACATTTTTAGCAACTGAGGGGTATGGATATTTTGAAGATGAAATAAACCCTGAACTAACTAGGAACGCTTTAATGAGTTCTAATACAATTTATTTACCCGAAAACACAACAGGTAAGTTGCCTATATTTGCTGAGGGTGTTGGAAAGGTAACTATTGATTCCGTAGATACCGAGATAAGCGATAACGGAAACTCTAACCAAAAAATACAATACGTTACAATACCAGCTGATAGTTCAACAATACAAGTTTACGATACAAACGACACAACTCTTTTAAGAACCATATCAGTTAAAACTATATGCGAACCTAAATACACACCTTATAAAATAACTTTTGTAAATAAATACGGTGCTTACCAAGACCTATGGACTTTCAAAAAAAGCATTGAGACTTTTAACGTAACAGATGAAAGATACAAAAGAAACACGGTAGTAAACAACTCTGTAGAATATCCTTTGTATAACGCACAAGAAGAAAGGTACAACACAAATGCTAAACAAACAATAACATTAAATACAGGTTTTATAAATGAAGATTCTAATAGTGTAATAGAAGAATTATTTTTAAGTGAAAATGTTTGGATTAGAAAGGACTCAAAAACTTTACCTGTAATACCAACTACAAAAAGTTTAACCTTTAAAACAAGCGTAAATGATAAACTTGCTAATTACACAATAGATTTTGATTTTGCTTTTAACAAGATAAATAATGTGCGTTAATGTTAAACTTACAACTATACATAGAGGGTCAAGAAGTAGATTTATTTCAAGATGAATCAGTAGTACTTACACAAACAATTCAAGATGTAAAAGACATTGAAAAAGTATTTACTGACTTTAGTAGAACTTTTAGTGTTCCTGCTTCTAAAATAAATAATAAGATATTTCAACACTTCTACAATTATCATATTATAGGATTTGATGCTCGTAAAAAGAAAGATGCTGAATTATATTTAAATTATAAACTATTTAGAAAAGGTAAAATAAAACTAGAGGGTGCAACAAGGAAAAACAATAAAGCACATACTTATAAAATAACATTCTTTGGTAACGGTGTAAACCTAAAAGACTTACTAGGAGATGATAAATTAGACGCACTTGCATTATTAAAAGATTCGTTCAACTTTACTTATAGTGATGCAAATATAAAAACCTATATGCAAACAGGGTTGGATGTTGTGACAAGTAGCGAAACTTTTGAAGATGCAATTATATTTCCTTTAATATCACACAGTAAAAGACTTGTATATGATTCCGCTATTGGTTCAGCTTACGATAATACAGCAACGCAAAACAACATAGCGTATGAAGTGGGAAGTACACACGGTTTACAATTATCCCAATTAAAGCCTGCTATTAGAATTTATCCCATTATAAAAGCTATTGAAAGTCAATATAATTTAACTTTTAGTGATGACTTTTTTAACACAACCAACAACGCCTTTTACAACCTTTATCTATGGCTACACAATAAAACAGGTGGCTTATTTGAGGATGAGGGGAATGTAACACCAGTAGGCAACTTTAATGCAACAGACGTAGATGGTGCAACAATAGATTTATACACTAATTATTTTTCTACACCACAGTCTGACCAAATAGGAAAATCAGCAGGAAAGAAACAAAGATTTTTAGACATTGTAGTAGTGCCATCAGTAGCTGATGAATTTAGTTTAATCATTTATAAGAACGGTGAAGTATTTGATAGATTTGACAATATTTCAAGAGATACTTCGGGAGAGTATAGAGTAACCGACATAGCTTTAGACGCAGGGGATTATACTTTTGCTATTGAATCTGATATACCAAGCACATATGATTTTAGATTTAAAGTTCAAAGAAAGACCGTTAGTGGTATTGGTTGGAGACATATAAAGTTTACAGGAAGTGCGGAGGTTTTAACGGATGTACAATTAAGAGCGTCTAATCAATTACCTGATATTAAAGTAATAGACTTTTTAACCTCTTTGTTTAAAATGTTTAATCTTACTTCATTCCAAAACGATAGTGGAGTAATAGAGATTAAAACATTAGATGAATTTTATGCAAGTAGTACTAAGATATGGGATGTAACACAATACATAGATAAAACCGAATCAAGTGTAGATTCCGTATTACCTTATAAACAAGTAAATCTAAGATATGATGGACACGAAAACTTCTTTGCTAAAAACCATAGTGAGTTGTTTAACCAAGAATGGGGAACTTTAAGGTATCAAGCATCTGAAAAATTTGAGGGTCAAGCATACACTATTACAATACCACTAGAACACTTTAAATACGAAAGACTAAAAGATGTCAACGGAGATAGTTTTACTGATTTACAATGGGGATGGAGTGCTGACATTAAACAAAGTCCAAACTTAGGAAAACCACTATTGTTTTATCCTATTCAACAATCGGTACAAATAGGAGTTATTGAAAGTGATGGGGATTTAGTTCCGCACACAGGCGTTTATATACCATCTAACTCTTTGGATGTAACAAACTCTAAGAACTTAAATTTTAATGCAGAAACAAACGAATACGGATTAGTTCCATTTGAAAAAACATTATTTTACGAGTACTACAAAAACTACGTTAAAGAGATATTTGACCCTCAAAGAAGATTAACCACTACAAAAGCCTATTTACCGCTTTCGCTTACTATTGATTTGACACTAGCGGATAAGATACAGATATTTGAAAATCTATACAGGATAAATAAGATTAGCACAAACTTTGAGACTAATCAATCTACTTTAGAGTTGATAAACATAAAAGAACAAGCAGGAGAGTTGATAGAAGTAATACCTATTATACCCGACAAATATGTTCCGATAAATACCTGTATAACCATAGATAGTACATTCTACTTTACTGATGACGTTAAAGTAAAAACAGACACGCATTGTAATGACGAGGGATTAGAGATTATTTCAACAGATGAAATAGTTCCCGATGTTGTTGCACCAACAAACACACCCGACCAAGTATTAATAGACGTACCATTAATTGTAACACCTCCTACATTGGCTAATCAAACTCAACCCAATGCAACAAGTACTTCTGTGTTTATAAAACATTCGATAACTGAGTTAGGTGCGGTTGGTACAACCAAACAAATAGACGAGTACGGATTCTTTTATTCTACAAACGCAAGTGATTTAACTTCAACAGATGTTGATGTATTGAAAGCAAACAGTAACGTTACTAACGTAGCATATAAAACAACTTCTTTTAATAAGCATACTATTCCAAATGCAGTAACGTTTGAAGTAACTGGATTAACAAACGGAGATGTTGTTTATTGGAAGTTTTATGGAAGAACAAATACTAGCGTGAATTATTCTTTTGCAGATGCTATAACAGAAATTAAAAGTAAATCTACTTTATTAGGTTGTTCGGGTACTTCTTATCAGAGAATTATTGTGCAAAATGATGAAACAACATCAATAACTATTACAGCAATAGACGCTGGTGTTGAAAAAACATATCCAGTAGCAGCAGGCGCACAAGCGTATCTAAATGGTTGTATTTGTGAGGATATAACAGCTACAGGAAACTTTACAATAATATTAAAAGAATACCCTTGTTAAAATGATAAAAAATATATTAGACTTATTGGATTTCGCAAGAAACGATAAATGGAAAGGGCAATATATAGACATTGCACTAGGTAAAAACAAATACCCTGAATCAATAAAAGAAGCATACCAACAATTTAGAAAGGAATTATGATTAAAAAGACCGTAGAATTTGAACTAAAATATCAAGAAGCAGCAAAGAACGCTGATGAATTAGGTAAAATAGTTCAAAAGCAGGATAAGGAGATAGCTAAACTTCAAGGCACAATAGACAAAAACTTTGATGATATTGCTAAGTCTAGTAAATCTACTGCCAAAGGCGTAAAGGGTATTGGTAATGCTTTAAAAGCAGCAGGGATTGGGTTGGCTATTGCAGCTTTTGCAAAACTAACAGAAGTCTTTAATCAAAACCAAAAGGTAACTGATGCCTTTAACACAACATTTGAAGTTCTTAGTTTAGCTTTTAATGACTTCTTTAACTTCCTAGACGCTAATGTAGGAACGGTAATAGACTATTTTAAGGGCATATTTGAGAACCCTGTACAATCTATAAAAAACTTTGGTCAAGCGTTAGTAGATAACATTATAGAGCGTGTTAAAAGTAGCTTAGACGCTTTAGGCTTTTTAGGTGAAGCGGTTGTAAAAGTATTTAGTGGTGATTTTGCAGGAGCAGCCGAAAGCGCAAAGAATGCAGGTAAAGAATTAATAGACGTAGTAACAGGGGTAAACAATACATTTGACAAGGTTGCTGAAATTACACCTACAATAGTTGATGGTATTAAAAACTATGCTAAATCTACATTTGAAGCAGCAAAGGGAACTGTAGAACTAAACAAACAAGCTGAAATAGCTGCAGTAATTAATCAAGGTCTTATTGAGAAGTACGACAGACAAGCTGAACAACAAAGACAACTTAGAGATGACGAAACAAAAACTATTGAAGAAAGAATTGCAGCAAACAATAAGCTAGGCGAAATACTAGAGGAGCAACAAAAGTTAATGCTCGAGAATGTTGATATAACAATTAGAGCAGCACAGGCAGAATACAATAAAAACAAAAACCAAGAAAACTATATAGCATTACTAGAAGCACAAAACGAACGTGAAGCAGTATTAGCACAAATAGAGGGTTTTCGTTCAGAGCAAATAATCAATAGAATATCTTTAGAAAAAGAACTAGGAGATTTAAAAGACGAACAAGCAGAAAAAGATAAAGAACGTGCGGAAGCAGAAATACAGTTAGCAAAAGACGTACAAGACGCAAAAATGCAGTCTGCTATGCAAGGGTTAGCGTTAATTGGAGAAATTGCAGGAGAGGGTAGCAAGGTAGCTAAAGCAGCTGCAATAGCACAGGCAACTGTTTCGGGTGTTCAATCTACAATAGAAGCATATAAGACCGCAGCAGCTTCACCAATTACAAGTGTATTTCCTGTATATCCAATAATACAAGCAGGACTAGCAGCAGGATTCGCAGCAACTAATATAGCTAAAATTAAATCTACTTCAATGAGTGGGGGCGGTGGAGGTTCTATTGGCGGAGGGGGTTCAGCAGCACCACAAGCACCATCATTTAACATTGTAGGAGCAGCACCTGAAAACCAATTAGCACAAACGCTAGGAGAGAGAGAAGATAAACCAATGAAAGCATACGTTGTAAGTAATGAAGTAACCAATGCCCAAGCGTTAGATAGAAATATCATTGAGGGAGCATCAATAGGGTAACAAAATAATAAAAATATTATTGTATTAATATGGATATAGTAGAACTATTTATAGACGAAGAAGATGCAATCGGAATTGAAGCTATTAGCGTAGTAGAATCCCCTGCAATCGAAGAAGATTTTATTGCTTTAAAGAACCAAGAGTTTAAACTTGCAGAAATAGACAAGGAAAAGCGCATACTTATGGGTGCTGCTTTAATTCCTAATAAGCCTATTTATCGTAAAAACGAAGATAACGAGTATTATATATATTTTAGTCGTGATACTGTAAGGAAAGCTAGTGAGTTATTCTTTATAAATGGCAATCAAAACAATTCAACACTAGAACACCAAATGCCTTTAACTGGTTTAAGTGTTGTTGAGAGTTGGATAGTAGAAAGCGAAAAGGATAAATCAAGACATTACAACCTAGAAATGCCTATTGGTACTTGGATGGTCTCGATGAAAGTCTTAAACGATGACATTTGGAACAACTACGTTAAAACAGGGAGAGTAAAAGGGTTTTCTATTGAGGGATATTTTGCAGACAAAGCAGAAAGACCAAAAGATAAATCCTTAAAAGACGACTTGTCTGAACAAGAAGCTATTGATAAATTAGAACAATTAAAAAACTTATTAAGTGGCAAAGAACACAGCTTATAGAGTCCACGTAGAGGACGTTGAACAATCGGTAGTAGATAATGTAAATATTGAAGATGGTGCAATGCTTCGTACAGATGAATATTTGTATATGGGGCATAACAATCAAAACGTAATTGTATATCCACAAACAGGGGGTTTAAATTTAGGTTGGGCTAGATACAATGATACTTTTTACGTAGGTTCAGACGATACTACTAAATTACTTCTTGCGGATGGTGTTGAGGTTACTTTACCTAATAACGGAGGAACTGTAACAAGAAGTCATCCAAGTATTGATTTTTATAATTCAGCAACTAATAAGTTTGTAGGCTTAAATGAGAATGATGTTTATATAGCTACTGTTGTGTTTAAAAAGAGTGCAGCAAATGCTAATCAAACTCATTTAGACTTTAGACTTGTTGATGGAGATTATGAAAGGATAGATATGTCTTTAGGTTTTTATAAAGGAAACGATGAAACACAAAACCAACACACAATGTTTCAATACTATTTAGATGCAAATGCTTTAGCAAATGGTCTTACACCAAAAGTAACTGCTGATGGTGGTACTGCTAAAATTTGGGATATTATATTTTTTATACAACGTACACAAAACGCAGGATAATGAAAGAAAAAACAGAAAGAAATCCTAGTCCACAAAATGACCGTAGAGCGTGCTTATGTAAAGACGGTAAAACTTATTCAAGAGAATGTTGTGATGGTAGCTACCAAGCACAAGGGATAGGAAACATAACAGGAACTGAATAAAAATATAACAAACTAAATATTAATTTATTGTAATATATATGAAAGCAACAGATATGTTAAACAAAGTAAAAGAACTAATTGGGGTGGAGTTATCTCAAGAGGTTAAACTAGCGCAGGCAACTTTAGAAAACGGTACAGTTATAGAGAGTGAAGATTTTGCTGTAGGAAGTGAAGTATTTATTGTAACTGAGGATGAAAAAGTAGCCTTACCAGTAGGAGATTACACTTTAGAAGATGGGGAAACTTTAATCGTAGAACAAGAGGGTGTTATTGCATCTATTGGAGCGACTGAGGAAGAAGCACCTGCTGAGGAAGAAGTAGAAGCCAAAGAAGATGAAAAAGAAGAAATGGGCTACGCTACTAAAGAAGAACTAGCTGAGGTAAAAGCTATGATTGAAGAAATTAAATCAATGCTAGAGCCTAAAGAGGAAATGAGTGAAGAAGCACCTAATACTATTAAGTCTGAGGAAACTACTACTAAAACAGTATATGCATCTGAGGAAGAAGTAGAATTGTCTGCTGAGCCTATTGCAAAGATTACTCACAACCCTGAAGCAGAAACTAAAAAGAACTTAAATCTATTCTCTCAAAAAAGACCAAGTAATGCAGCGGATAGAGTTATGCAAAGAATTGCAAACATTAAAAAATAACAAATAAATAAATAAAAAATGCCAACAACAACAACTCAAAATGCAAGTGTTGCATATAACGGAGAATTTGCAGGACAATATATTTCTGCTGCTCTTTTAAGCGCATCAACTTTAGAGGGTGGAGGACTTACAGTTAAGCCTAACATCAAATTTCAAGAGGTTATCAAAACCATTTCAACTGACGATTTAGTAAAAGATGCTAGTTGTGATTTTACAGCTACCAGTACTATTACACTAGACGAGAGAACTTTGACTCCTGAGTATCAACAAGTAAACTTACAACTTTGTAAGAAAGATTTTCAAAATGACTGGGAAGCTATCTCAATGGGCTTTAGCGCACACGATTCTTTACCATCATCTTTTTCTGATTTCTTAATTAGCCACGTTGCTGCAAAAGTTGCACAAAGAACTGAAACTTCTATTTGGGCAGGTTCAACTGCTACAAGCGGACAGTTTGATGGTCTTGTAACTAAAGCACTCCTTGATGGAACTGTAAACGATGTTACAGGAACTACAGTAACTGCAGGAAACGTAATTGACGAATTAGGTAAGATTGCTGATGCTATCCCATCTACTCTTTATGGAAGTGAAGATTTAAACATCTACGTTTCTCAAAACATCGCTAGAGCTTATGTAAGAGCGTTAGGAGGATTTGCAACTGCAGGACTAGGTGGTTCAGGTACAAACGCAATGGGAACTCAATGGTTTAACAACGGTGCGTTAACCTTTGATGGTATCAAAATCTTTGTTGCTAACGGACTTGCTGCGAACAAAGCAATGGCTGCTGAAAAATCTAACCTATACTTTGGAACTGGTCTTTTATCTGACCACAACGAAGTAAAAGTTATTGATATGGCTGACATTGATGGGTCTCAAAACGTAAGAGTCGTAATGAGATTTACTGCAGGAGTAGAGTACGGTATCGGTTCTGATATTGTTCTTTATTCTTAATAAATAGGATTAAATAACTTAAAGGGGTAGGTGGTAACTAATCTGCCTACCCTTTTTTAATATAAAAAATATGGCTTGTGATTTAACACGTGGTAGAAAAGAACCCTGCAAAGATGTAGTTGGTGGTCTGAAAAATATTTACTTTACCCATTTTGGAGACTACGGTACAGTAACACAAACAGATGACGAGATTACTGATATGTCAGGTACTTTTACTGCCTTTAAATATGAACTAAAAGGAAATAGTAGCTTTGAACAAGCTATTACTTCAAGCCGTGAAAACGGTACGACTTTCTTTGAGCAAACTTTAAACCTTACACTAAAAAAATTGTCTAAGGAAGATAACAAAGAATTAAAGCTCTTGGCTTTTGGAAGACCTCACGTAGCAGTTGAAGATTATAACGGAAATGTTTTTGTTATGGGTCTTGAACACGGAGCAGAAATAACAGGAGGTTCAATTTCAACAGGAGCAGCAATGGGAGATTTAAGTGGATATACTTTAACACTTGCAGCATCTGAATTGAAACCTGCTAACTTTGTATCAGCACCAACAGCAGCAAACCCATACGATGGTATGACAAGCGCAACGGTAACTATTACAGAAGGAACGAACTCTTAAACCGAGTTTCATTTGATGAGGAAGGGTGGCTATATGCTGCCCTTTTTTTTTGCTTTATAAATAACAAATTCAAAGTTTTTTTATTGTATTAATATGATTGTATTAGAAGAAAGCACAAGTACGCAAACTATTAATTTAATACCACGTAAATTTACAAGTGGAACGAGTTATAATGTAACTATTATAAACGAATCTACAAATACAGAAGTTTACAATGTAGATACAACCGATATAGCCGAACAATTGTATTTTAATACATATTCTGCTATATTTCCTGTTAAACAAGATGTTACTTATACTTTTACAATTAAAGAAGGTGCAGAGGTTATACATAAAGATAAAATCTTTTGCACTAATCAAGCTGACTTAACAGATTACACTATAAATAGTGGTGCATTTATTTCTAATGACACAGATAACGAATTTATTACATTCTAATGGATAACTTACACATTGTAAATTTAGCTTCATACAATAGACCTAAGATAAGCGAGGACAAGAATCGTGAATGGGTAGATTATGGAGACAACAACGATTACTACTCTTATTTAATTGAACTTTACACTAATTCAACTACTAACCATTCTATCATAAATGGAGTTAGTAATATGATTTATGGTAAAGGTTTAGATGCTTTAGATAGTAATACAAAACCAAACGAATACGCTGCAATGCGTTCTATTGTTTCCGACTCTTGTTTGAGAAAGATAATACTAGACTTAAAACTATTAGGAGAGGGAGCGTTTCAAGTATTGTATCAAAAAGGTGAAGTAAAAAAAGCTGAACATTTCCCTAGACAAACGCTAAGAGCGGAAAAAATGAACGATGATGGAGAGATAGAAGCATATTACTATCATCCCGATTGGTCAAAAGTTAAACGTAGTGATAAACCTCAACGTATAGCTGCTTTTGGTTTTGGTAACGGTAACGAACCTGAGATAAAAATAATCAAAAAATATGTTTCAGGATATGATTACTATTGCCCTGTTGATTATCAAGGTGGGTTGGCTTATGCAGAATTAGAAAGTGAAATAGCAGACTACTTAATCAATGATGTTCAAAATGGTTTTAGTGGAACTAAGGTAGTCAACTTTAATAACGGTGTTCCTGATGCAGAGAAGCAATTACAAATAAAGAACGATGTAATGCGAAAACTCACAGGTTCAAGGGGTGAGAAAGTAGTAATTGCATTTAACAATAACGCTGAATCTAAAACGACAGTAGATGATATTCCATTAAACGATGCTCCACAACATTACGAGTATTTATCTAATGAGTGTTCTGCTAAATTAATTGTAGCACATAGGGTAACAAGTCCTTTGCTTTTAGGAATTAGAACAGAGAACAATGGTCTAGGCTCTAATGCAGACGAAATAAAGACCGCTGCGCTACTTTTTGACAATATAACTATAAAACCCTACCAAGACTTATTAACGGACTGTATAGACGATATATTGGCGGTTAATGGTATTTCACTTAAACTTTATTTTAAGACTTTACAACCTTTATCATTTATTGAAACAGATAATGCTATTACGGATGAAGCACGTGAAGAAGAAACAGGAGTTAAGAATGAATTTTCTTTATCTAAAGAGTTTGATGACGATAAAATGTTTGATTTACTTGATGAGTTTGGAGAAGAAGAAGATTTAGAGAATTGGGAATTAGTTGACGAAAGAGAAGTAGATTATGACCAAGAAGAAGCATTAGACAAAATGATTGGATTAGCTTCAACTGGAACTGCTAGACCAAATTCAGCAAGTGAACAAGATGGAGAAGTAGAAAACTTAAAATTCAAAGTACGTTATCAATATGCACCTTTAAGTACACAAGCTAATAGCAGAGAGTTTTGTAAAAAAATGGTATCTGCTAAAAAGATATATCGTAAAGAAGATATTACACAAATGAGTCAAAGAGCGGTCAATGCAGGATGGGGATTAAGTGGTGCAGCTACTTATGACATTTGGCTTTATAAAGGAGGTGGTGCTTGTCATCATTTTTGGATGCGTAAAACCTATATGGCTAAAGACGTTAAACCCGATGCAACAAACCCAAATGCAGAGATTAGTGTAAATAAAGCAAAAAAGGAGGGTTTTAAACCCGAAACTAACGACCCAAAAGTGGCTAAACGACCAGTTGATATGCCCAATAAAGGATTTGTAAATAAGTAAGAAATGGCAGACGCACTATTCATAACAAGAAAAGATTTAGTAAAGTTTAGTTCTCTAAACGGAAATGTAGATACTGACAAATTCTTACAATATATTAAGATAGCACAAGATATACATATCCAAAATTACTTAGGAACTGACCTTTATAATAAAATCCAAGCGGATATAATAGCTACTACTTTAGCAGGAGACTATTTAACCCTCGTAAACGACTATATAAAGCCTATGTTGATACATTGGGCATTAGTTGAGTACTTACCCTTTGCAGCATATACAATCGCTAATAAGGGCGTTTATAAGCATAATTCAGAAAATGCTGAAAACGTATCAAAAGAGGAAATAGACTTTTTGATTGAAAAGGAGAGAACAACTGCACAATACTACACAGAGAGATTTATAGACTATATGAGTTTTAACGCTAGTTCTAAATTTCCCGAATATTATACTAATAATAATGAAGATATATATCCCTCAAAGGATGCTAATTTTGGTGGATGGGTGCTATGAGCAAAGTAGTAAGATATAAACCAAAACAAGAGAACGTAAATAAGTTAAAACAATATTTAGCTTATATAACAAAAACCAAAAAAAGTAATTGTAA